TGAATGGACTGCTGGAAAAGATTTACAATACGCACAAGATTTAGCAGAAACAAGTAGAGATAAAAATAATTTACAAAGAGCAGAGGACGCACGAAAAAAAATAACTGCTATGCACAATGTTACAATGGCTTACGATAAAATGACAGGAGAATCTGGAACGTGGGACTTTTTCTTAGATTATGCAGGGAGCCTTGCAAAAGCACCCTCTACTTATTTAGGATTAATATCTGGAGGAGCAGCCAAAGCTGGTGCAATTGCTGGTCAGCAAGCTCTTAAATTTGGTCTTAGAAGAGTATTAGCAGCCTCACTTAAAGGTTCTATTGCGCCTGTAATTGTTGAAGGTGCAGCAGGGGCAGTTCAAGGTGCTGCTCAACAGAAAACAAGACAAGAAGTTGGTTTAGAAGGTGATCCACTGTTAGGAGGAGCAATAGGTTTTGCTGGTGGTGCTATACCTGCTGGTGTAATTAGTACTGGATTAGGAGCTTTAAGATATACAAAAGGGTATAAAACTGGTTCTTTAGTTAGAGAAGGAACAGAAGCTAGAAAAGCTAAAGCAGAAGAAGCTCAACGTCTAACGGAAGTAACCTTACGTCAAAAAGATGCTAAAGCAGTATTTTTTAGGGATCAATTAAAAGAAGTTGTAGATGAAACAATAGAAATAGAAGCAAAAAGTAAAGCAAAAAAATCTCAGAAAGATAGAGCTTTGCCTACAGATAAAGTAAAGGGAGGAATGAAAATTGAAAAGAAAATATCTCCCACAGGATATCTTGTTGGGCTTGAAGAGAAGACAGTAGATCGTATTATTGCAGCTAGTATTGAAATAGCAGAGAGTATAGGTTGGGAAACTGCAGATAATCCTAATAGACGAATTACTATGGCGGTTGCAGATGCTATAGAAGCTGCAAGCATAACGGACGCAAAAATTTCTGCTGCTAAAGAAACTGCTAAACGTAGAAGTCGGGGAATGTCTGGAGTCATGCGAACTTTGGGAGAAGAACCTCCTGCAAAACCTGCGATTGCTAAAAAAGAATTACGCAAAGAAGAATTAATAAAAATTGCAGATAAATATAATTTAACACCAGATGAACTTGCTATGGTCTTTATAGCAGATGCTTCTCAAGCTGGTCGTTTGCTAGGAAAATTAAGTGCTATGAAGGGTAAGCTTACTCCAACAGACATAACTAATGCCAAGATTGCAAGGAAAGAGCATAAGGACATAGTAGACAGTTTGAGTATAATAGATCCTGAAATAACAAAAGTTTTGGACGAGAATCTTGCAAGAGTAGGTAAAACAGGACAGAAAACTTGGGAGTTAGTTAAAAACGTAGACATACTACGTAGGGGATTAATGGTTGTACAGCCTAAAACTACTATAAGAAACTTAATGAACGCTGGAATAAGAGCACCCATATATATGCTGGATCATGGAATGTATGATTTACTTCAAAATGGTAGACTTACTGGATTTAAAAGTGCAATAAAACTTCCTTTAGACTTTCTTTCTAGAGGAGATGCAGAAGCACTTGCTCTTGTATTTAAAAAAGGAAACCCTTTAACATACCAAAGAGTGTTTAGAGAAGCAATGGATTTAAATGAAGAGTTAGGGGCAGGTAGTGGATTTGCCAGAGTAGGTAGAAAAATAAATGTCATAAATACTCTACTAGATAATGGAATTAAAAAATCAATATTCTTAAATGAAGTAAGAACTGCTATAGGTGGAGAGGAAGCCCTTAAAGCATATATGGGAGGAAAAGGAGGAGCTAAAAAGAACCTTGACTTTAACGATTGGTTTAGACAAAATCCAGAACTTGCAGCTAAAGCTATGGACGAAGCATTGTCTTTCACATATCAAAAAGGATTTAAAAAAGGTACTCCAGCAGGAATCATAACGCAGCTAAGTTCTAATCCCTTGTTTACTGCCTTTGTGCCATTTCCAAGATTTTTAGTCAATCAAACACAGTTTATGTATGAGCATATGCCTTTACTTAGTTTTGCTGGAGCAGCAGTAAAACTAATGGGTAAAGGTAATGGCAAATCTATAAACATGAAAGAACGCATCACAAAACAAATAACAGGATCACTTTTTCTATACGGAGCTTTACAAGTTAGGGCTATGCAAGGTCCAGAAACACCTTGGAACTATATTAAAGATCAAAACACAGGTATGTTGTATGATATAACCGCTTTACTTGGTCCGTTTGCTCCTTTCTTTTTTGGTGCAGATGTAATACTAAGAGCAAATAAAGGACAACTAAAAGAACTTTCTCCTGTTATAACTGAAGAAACTAGAAATAAATATGAGAAATCAAATTGGGATGAAATAAATTGGAGAGATGTAAGTAAAGCTTTTACAGGTATGCAAATTAAAGGGGGTATAGATACAGGGTTTGTTGTTCTAGATGAACTTTTTACTGAAATAGCTACTGCAGGACAGGGGGAAGGTGGTGAAAAATTAGCTAGAATTGCTACTAAATTTAGTGCAAATTATTTGAGAACCTTTACCATTCCTGTAGGCGTATTTAAAGATATAGATGCTACCTTTGATCCTGAAGGAAGAAAAATAATGGACACTGATTCAGCGGATTTGGGAGCGTTGTTTATTAGAAAGGTTTTAGCTGGACTTCCTGAAACAAAAGCAGTAGCAAATTTTGAAACATATTTAGGAATCAAATCTGATTTTTCAGACTCTTTAAGGCAAGCAAGAGCAGAAGGAGAAGAGGAACAAGATAGATTGTATATACCTACATCATCAGGAGAAGAAGGGTTTGTAGAACGAAAAATGCCTATAAGTGCTACTCTTTTGGGTATTACAGCAAGACAACCTTTTAATATAGTTGAACGAGAATTAAATAGATTAAATAAACCTTATTACTGGTATTATGGAAAAGATAAAAACATACTTGCAGATAGAATAATGAAAAGAGAGATGGGAAGACTGTCAGATAACCTTGTTCCTGCTTTTGTCCGTTCTGATGTGTATCAAAAAGCAAACTCAAGAGATCAAGTTATACAATTAGGAAATATTAGATCTGATATTAAAAAAATGGCAAAAGAAGTTGCTCTAATGTCTCTTAGTAAAATGCCAATAGAAAAATTAACACAAGAAGATAAAAAAGAAATTCGTGCGTATAAAGCTACTGAAAAAGATAAATATAACTTTGGTGAACTATCTACAGATGAACGTAGATCAGCCACAACAAAATGGAAAGAACTATACCCAAACTTACCCTCATTAGAGGAAAGTAACGCATACTCATGGGGGGTTGCCTATATAAAAACTCTAAGAACTATAGGTAAGGTGAACTAATCATATGACAACTACTTCACTCATAAAACTATTTGAAACTGTAGGTATTCCTGTTGTAGCTGCTGCTGCTGCAGGGTATGCTTTATGGTGGCTAATCAAATGGATAACAAATAATTTAAAAGGAGAGTTAGCGGATCAACATGAAGCATCACTAAAGAACGTAGATGAATTAAGAAATGAGTTAGATGAAGAAATAAGAGATACAAGAGAACTACTTTCCAAACACATAAAAGACTTGAATGTAATTATTATTCGTCTTGTAGATAGAATACGTGTATTAGAAATAAATTTCATTGAGCATGATGAAACTGTTAGAGCTTTGTATGGACTCAAGAGAGCAGACAGAAAAAAACCCCGACATGAACTTGTCGAGGAACTTAAAGAACAGATAAAAGATGCAGGTAAAATTAATGGAGATTAACAAAGTATAGGACATAATTATGGCAAAAGGTGTAAAACATTATTTTAAAGATGGTAAAAAGTATAAAGGAACCAGTACACATAAACATCCTGATGGTACACTTATGACAGGAAAAACTATGACTGGTTCCTCTAAAAAACTTTTTCATTATGGACAACTATCTGCTAGAGCCAAACAAAAGGCTAAACAATCTTGGAGGAATAATGGCAAAGCGTAAAAGCAAAAAGCGTAAAAGCAATATGAAAGGCATGACTATAAAGGGTGGGCATAAACGTCCTACCAAGAAAGGTGCAGGTCTAACACAAAAAGGTGTAGAAAAATATAAAAGGCAAAATCCGGGAAGTAAACTTAAAACTGCCGTAACAGGTAAAGTAAAAAAAGGAAGTGAAGCAGCTAAACGTAGAAAAAGTTATTGTGCAAGATCAGCAGGACAAATGAAGAAGTTTCCTAAAGCCGCTAAGAATCCTAATTCTAGACTGAGACAAGCTAGAAAAAGATGGAAGTGTTAAAGCTTATCTTTTTTTATATAGTCAGGCATAATACTTTGTATCTCTCTCCTATGTCTTTTACTATCTACAATGACCTTAAAAGCTTTTATTACAGCAGTTGAAGTTGTAAACTTAAACCACCAAGGAAATACTGAGTGTAGCACTCCTGCTGCACAGGCCATTAATAACTTAAAGCTATTCATAAACGCTTCCCTCCCATGAATCCAATACGTTTGTGGATTATCCGTATCTTTAATGTGCCGATTTAATATATTCATAACACTCAAGGAAGGTTCTTTATGGCCTTCCTTTTTTTGTTTCCACTTCTTAACTTCTTTTTTTAATTTTTTTTCAAACTGTGTTTGCATTTAGCTTTTCCAAATTTTCAAAATATGCCTTGTTAAATCCTCGATCCCATTCCTTATAAAAAGAACTATCTCGCTTGTATGGGTTAATGATACGGCCTCTCTTAAATGCACGATACCCTTTGTCATGCTGAATACGAAGAGGTGGATGTCGTTCCTTATGCATAGTATTACTCCTTGATTTGTTAAGGTGTTAAGTCTACTAACTCACATACTCCAGCAGTACACGCTAGTTCTTGTGCTCCTGTTGTAGTGTCTTCTTTTTCTATGTCTGAAAGTTTAGCCCAATCAATATTCTTTGGCATCTTTTCTAAGAGTTCATTATACTCTTTATCTTCTATGTCTTGATAGGGAGCCTGTTTATATGTGTAATCTGTCTGTGGTAAAAATGACACACCTGACAAATAATTGAAGTTATTCCAACACCAAGCTCCTACGTTTATCCATTCCTTTTCTTTTACGGTAATAGTCACTGAAGGTTTGTGTTCGCACCAATGTTCTGCATATGTTTTCCATAACTCAAGTTGTTGTATCGCAGATAGATCATTTCTACAGATAGCTTTATCAGGAGACTTCATAGGAAATGAAAATACAGTAGTTGTATTAGGTTGTAAATGATCTATTTCATATGGAACACCTACACTTATCATCAACTGTGTTAATGGATCTTTGTTATCTCCTCTAACTGTTCTGATATAATGTTTGTTGTGTCTTGCATGAACACCACTAGCACTATTAACAAGTTGACTAACTGTACCAGAAGGTTTAACGCAAGTAATCGCTGTGGACTGTGGTATATTTAACTTAGAAGCCCATTGTTTATTTGTTTCAACTGCTACAGAACGTAAATATTCTAATGTGCTAGGCAGGTTACTACTAGTTCCATTAAGCACTGGACAATCCATTATGCCTGTCAAGGATACACCTAACAGACGTTCTTCTTCTGTGTTGTTCTGCCAACGCTTACGTAGATACCCAAAGTTTGTAAAAGTAGCTTGTATGGTTCCTAAAATAGTAGCCATTTCTATTTTGTTTTTAAGTGTAGTTTTTGTGTCACCACTTCTACATACAACTTCAGTAAGGTTACAGAATTGATTAGGACGGAGTATGATCTCTGAACAAGGGTTAGTACCAAACTCTATATCTGATTCTCTACGTTTATTCTGCGCTGCCTTTTTCTGTGCAGATTGCCTATTAAATACACCACGTTCACCAGACTTACTTTGATACAATGACAACCATTCATTCATAAAAGTTCCTGTATCTGGCATATCTGTATACACAGCAGAGTTATTGGCTAACGCTCTTTCTGGATTTGTTTCCCACCATTGTCCTGTCTTAGCCTCTCGCATACGATAGTCAGAGAGATTAGATAAAGATATAAGAGCAGACCTACGTACTCCTCCTACAACTACAACTTCACCTGTCTTACACACAATGTCGTGACACTCCAAGGAGTTTAGTTTTCTACCGCTTGCTTCCTTAAATTTTGTAATAGTAAAATCAAAAAGATCCACTAGAGGTTGTGGCCCTGAAGCTCTGCCACCAAAAGTTTTTAACCTTGCTCCTGCAGCACGAACCTTACTTACATTTATCTTTGGAACACGACAAGTATATAGATAAGAAATTAAATCTCTAAACGCCCTTGCCCATCCTTCCTTTGAGTCAGCTACAGAAATTACATCTTCTGTATGCTCAAACTCCCTGTCTGGAATTGTAGGTAAACTATTAATGTACTGCCTCTCTACAGAAAATCCTACACCTGTACCATTCATTAGTATGTACAACACCTCATCAAATGCCTTTGGGTTATCTATAGGTATATAAGAACAATTATAGCCAGCTATGTTTTCTCTTGATAATGCAGGTCCAGCAGTCATCATAGATCTCATACTTGGCATGATGTTTAAAGATACAATATTGTTTTTTAATTTTTTCCATATTTCTTCATCAAGCTTAACGCCTAAATTAGTATCTACATGATAGGAAAAATAGTTTATTAATCTTGTTACTGTTTCTTCCCAAGTTTCTCTTCTGTTGTCTTCTTCAATCCAACGTGCATACCTTGAAAGAGCAATAAACCTTTGGTAATCATTCATATGTTTCATATTTTGGTACTCCAGTGCATTTAACTTTTAGGTTTAACAGGCTAGTTCCATCTAGATTTTCTAACAGTTCATATAACATATCTGTAAGTTCTTCTGTAGGATCACCATCAACAGGCATATAAAATTCTTCAGGGTCTATCTCTAAAAATATATTAGCTCTAGCTTTCATTAGAACCTGCTATATCTTTTAATAGTTTGTTTAAATACCATTGTGCTTTTCGTAAATCTTCATCCATGTTTTTGTAATTTTCTCTCCAAGTGTACTTCAATACGTTGCCCTTACAATACCCACGAAATTCTTCGTCTGTTAGTGTAGCCCTAATCGCCTGTATACATTCTACACCATGCCTATTATAATGGGGAGGATTGTTTACCATGTCCTGTTGCTTTTTATGTTTTCTTATGAAGTCATCATTTGGCATTACGCATTTCCTTCTGTTTCACTATCAAAGTTTAATTTGATTACATTATTTTCAGTTAGTTCTTCTTCATATTCTACTATATCCATGTGTTCTAAGTCAAGAGAATTATGCTCTAAATAATATTCTATTATATGTCTTACTATTTTATTTTCGTGCATTGCTGGTATGGCAGATGCCATTAAATTTGATATCCTATTTAAACTATCAAAGTCATGCTCGTTTAGTGAAATTTTTGTTAAGTCTGTAAGTAACTTTACTGTTACCTCTCCTGTCCACACTACAGAAGCATCTTTTCCAGTGCCTACTTGTTTCATAACAGGCTTTAACACAATCACAAGATCATTAGCTCTTATCTGATTAAATGTATTAGTCATATTCTACCCCTTAAAAGAGTGTTGATTAACATTTATTATTTTTGGTGGCATAAACTTTAATTGTTCCTGTAACCAAGGAATAGGTACAATTCTATCATGGTATAGTATATCGTTTTTATCACACCACATTCCATAAGAAGTCTTAGACCCTTTTCTTATTTTACGTTTACTGTTTTCAAATACCATACGGATATCTAAATTTACGTGTTGCTTTCTAAGCTCCTTATGTTTCTTCCTATCCTCAACACTCCAAAAACCTTTAACTTCTATTATGATACCATTATCAAGAACAAAGTCTGGTGTATAAGAACGTATAGCAAAATCAATCCATTTAATCTTTACTACTTCATACCGTAGTTTATGATTAGCTTTTTGTATTTGTTTAGCTACTTTTTCTTCTAAACCAGAACGAAACCCATTCTTTCTAGATTTTATGTATCCTTTTTTATTATACTTTGACTTTGGAACCATTTTCTATAATTCCATTTACACTTAAATCAAGAGAAGATATAGGAAGATTATAACAGTCTGCTTTAACAAAGTAATTATTACTTGGATCATGCTCACCTTTTGCTAGGTAAACTGCATTACTAAAATAGTCATCTCGTTCTTTTAAACCAAGAAACCATCCTACAGATTGGTCATTCAATACTCTTACAAAAGCAAAGTAGTCACAGTCTTGTTTTCGTGTGATATCAGCTACGCTACAATCATAGTTTGGCTTTGGTGTAACAGAAG